TATTAATATTGATAGAAAGGAATAAACATGAAAAAAATAGTTAAGAATATCAAAGGTATCAAAATAGATGTTCGATCTAAAGAAAGTTTATATATTACTATGAAAGATTGGACTGTTTATATTGATAATAGTACTAATGAAAAAATAATTAATAGTTGGAAAGAAAGAAATAAATTATGACACAAACACCATTTATCTTTAGACCAGAAGATGAAGATAAAAAAATATACGTTGTTAAACAAACATACGTAATGACTGTTGAGCAATACGTTAAGGCAGCTAATGAAGATGAAGCTTTCAATGTATTCTTAGAACATGGCGGAGTTAAATACGAAGACATCGGTAAACATTTAACAAACGAAAAGTTTGACGAATGTGAAACTGAAGTTATTGATATAGATAGTCCTGACACTAGAGTTAAGTATGTTGGAACTGTTTGTCGTGTATCTAAAGATGATCCATATGATTTAGTATGTGAGGACATTGAAACAGAATACAAAGATAACGTAATAGCTTTTAACAAAACATTTGGGAGACATGCATGATTGAACTATTAAACGATCTTTACATATTTATAATGTCTGGTGTTGTTATTAGTTTTCTAATTGCAGCGCTATTCGTATGGTACTGTGTACATAAGGATATGAAAGAAAGAGAAATGTTTGATGAGAAGTATAGAAAAAATAGAGATATTAAAGATAAGGATTGGAAACTATAATTATGAAGCATAATAAATATTTACCTAAGTATTTATCTGCTAAGATTTTAAATGCTGTGGGGTTTGTAGAGTATAGTAGAAGAAAAAATTATGTAGATATGAAGGGTATGGTTAAATTTTTAGAGACAGAAAAAAAATTTAGTCAGAAAGAAATTGGTTGGGTATTGCTACTACTATCCCTTGAAGCTATTGAAGAAATACTAGGTACCCCTGAAATTGGGGGAAAGATACAAGAAGCATTACTTAAAAACAAAAGAACTATACACTAATGAGCGATTATAGAGTTAAAGTTACCATTAGAAATAATAGATTGTTAAAGGCTATTGAAAAGAAAGGCTTTAAAAGTGTGCAACAATTCTGTGATCAATATAAATTAAACTATATAAGTGCTAATCAATACATTAATGGTAATAAAAAACCCTTAAATAAAGAAGGGGAAGTTAAGGATTCTCTTAAACAGTTGTTAGATATATTAGATATATCTTTAGAGAAAGCTTTTACAGATAAACAATTAGAAGGTTTTAAAAAGAATAGTTTTACTATTGAAGCTCAAGAATCACATTTAGTGCAAATTGCTCAATTAAAGAAACCTTTAGAAATATCTATGATGGAGAAAGATATAAAAACACTTTTAGATACTTGTATTTATTCTTTACCTGAAAATTATAGAAGAGTTGTTAGGGGAATTATTTATGAAAATAAAACTCTTGAAGATTTGGGTAAGGAATTAAATGTAGGTAGAGAAAGAGCAAGACAGCTTTATAAAAAAGGAATTCTTAGGCTTAGAACAAGTGAAAACTTTGACAAGCTTATTGAATGTGGTGCTAGGGATCTTTTTAAAAACACTTTGTTTTCAAGGTTCCCTAAAAATAAAATAAGTGCGAAAGATAACTTTGAAATAGAGAAAGGAGAAATAAATGATAACGATAGAACAGTTGTGTGAAGATATGATGGATGATTGGAAAGCAGGGAATTACACTAAATGTTATAATGATTACGATGCTTTATTGTCTGGCCGTGAGATGAAAGAGATCTTCATTGATGAAGCTAGAAAAAAAGCTGATGTAGTTGAAGAAGCCGAGATTATGTATATGGCAGATCATCTTGAAGAAGCTATAGACGAAGGCATTGCTAATTTGCAGTAAGTTTTAATATATGGCCCCGAGTACTCGTCCTACTTCCTAGCCTGGAAACAGGCGTGGGGCCACAACCCAGTTTGTAGGTCCTTGGTCCAGGGACAAGTGGACACAAAGTAAAGGAACAAGGCTCAAGAAACACGGCCCCGGTACAGTTAATTCTTCTGTATCTCCTTAAGACTTGGAAACAAGTCGGGGGCCAACCCCTCAGATAATCATAAGTGTGACATTTATGCAACAGTGTGACAAATATGTCACACCCATGTGGCGTTCGTGTGGTGTTTTTTATTGGCGTATTTCCTCATTTGTGGTGTTTGTGTGGTGCTTTTGAAAACAGCTAGAATCATTGGTAGATATAGAAAAAGATCAATTTGTGGTACTTGTGGTGCTTTTTATTTTGAAAAAAAAATTTTTTTTATTTCTTAAACCCTAAAAAAATACTCTAATAACACCACAAAATAGGTTAAGTCATTGATTTACATGACTATTGTGCTTTTTAAAACCACCACATGGAGCACCACACAAACACCACAAGCACCACATAACCCTATAAATAATCCTTAAAATAAATTACATTGATTTATATGAATAAATTCAATTATGATCTATTTAAAATATCTTGGGAGGATATTTGTAGTGATTCTGGATGGGCTTCAGATGTTGAATTTGATAAATTATCTGTAAGCCATTGTATTTCAATTGGTTTTATTTTTAAGAAAACACAAAAATATTTATGGATATTTTCTTCTTATGAGATAAATGATCTTGGCGAAATTAACTTCGGAGATCGAACGGTAATTCCGCTATCTAACGTAACAAAAATGGAGAAGATATATGGGCAAGAAAAAACAAGAAACTGTTCAAGACATAATGGACAGAATTCAAGAAGAAATAGATCTACTAAGAGATAAAGTTAACGATCTAGAAAACAATCAGTGCGAATGTGATTCTTCAGATTCTGATGATTCAGACTGGGAAGATTCCGACGAAGACGAAGACGAAGAATAGTCTACTAAAATCTTTTCTTTCTTTGAAGGTCGTTGTGGTTTTCCGATTCTTATATCAGTTTGTTTTTGTTTAACGTCGGACTTTAGTTCCTCAACTTCAACACCTTCAAGGATTGGAGAGTATTGATCTAACACTTCAGCAAGTCTTCTATCTAATTCCTCCTCAGATAAATCATCTAACTTACCGGTCCTAATAATCTTTTGTTCAATATACAATCCAGCAGCTTTTCCTCTAGATACTTCTGCATTAACTGCGGCGCTCCAGGCTTTATTCTTTAAAGCTTCATTCTTAATTTTACCTAATTCCATTATATGACTTTCAAAAGTAATATCATATTTCTTTTGGTTTTCAGTTCTAAGTTCTCCAATGTACTGAACAACTAATGGATATAATTTTGGGTTTTGTAATTCTGAAGCAGTAACTGATGCTCTATCTTCTGAGTATCCAGCAGCAACTGCAGCTTCTGTTCCATTCATTCTTCCCTCATTGGTAACTAATTCATGAGCGAATTTCATCTGCATTTCTGTTAATTTCTTTGGTAAACCCATACACTTTACATCTAACGTAATTTACAGTAAAAATCAAATATATATTACTCCATAATATAATTACCTGGGGTTGGCTTACGACGTAGGTTAAACTTCATTCCCTATTGATACTGGGCCCCAGGCAATAAAAGGAATAGAAATGCAAGGAAGATTTTTAAGACAGGTCATAAATAAATTCATGGTTAATTCTGAAGTTGCTAACAATGCAAGAGTTCAGGTTTATATGCCAAACGGAGAAACATTCGACGTTAAAGGTATTCAATTAATGCAAAATAAAATAATTGGAGAAAGAGAATCTCATAGATTAATCATTACAGTTGAGCCAACTAAATGGCATATGGGTAAGATAACTGATCGTGTTGAGTAATGCACACCTTACGTTAAATTCTTAATGAAACCAGAGTCAAAATTTTGGCAAGAAGTTAAGAAAAATATTACAGGAATTTCTTTTACAAGGCTTGAATCTTGGGCCTCAGCTGGTGTGCCAGACTTATTGTGTTACAACAAAAATGGTAAATTCTTCACGATTGAATTAAAAGTAACAAAGGGTAATTCTATACGCTTCTCTCCGCATCAAATTAGCTTCCATATCAAGCACCCGAAGAATTCTTTCATCTTAAAAAAGGCCCTCGGTCCTTGCACCATAAAACTTTATGAAGGATCTAAGATCATGGATCTACATAACCGTGTTCCTTGCACAGCTATTGCTGAAGGTTGGACCAAGGTTCAAGAACATCTTGTCAATGTGACATAATGTCGCACCCCCGAACTAAAAACTTGTGGGCGGGCCCCACCCCAAAAGTAGGCGCTTGTTGCTTGTTGCTTGTGCCTGTGAGCGAGGCGCTTGTCGCCTGGGGAAAGGAGCACGTGCCTAGATTACTAGGCACGGCTTAGGAGGTATGACTACCCTTGAGCCCTACTAAGTAGGGCTCCAAGCTAGTTAGTTTTTGATATAAATGCCATAATCCTTATCAATAGAATAGGCATCAATTCTCTTATAGTTTTTGTTCAAGTACCTTGAGCAAGCGCTTAAAGATTTAAAGTTTTCAATCTCAAAGTCTTTGCCATTGATATTCTCAAACAATATGACTTCGTTATCATATTGAGCGAGCGCTAGTTTATGCTTCATTATTCAACCTCCTCAACGTTATTATAATGACTTTCAGCGTCTTTGATTTGCCAAGTAGACAAATCAACTACCTCAAAGGCTAGCGCTTCTTTTGCCTCTTCTAGTGTATTAGCTTCTATTATTTTTTCATACGTGATGTTCTCGTCGTATGTTAACTTAAACGTTTTCATTATTCCGCCTCCTTTGTGTCTTCGTATTGGTCGAAATCAAATTGAACAGTTTCCAAATCTACCGTTGGCGTTCTTAACTTTAAAAACCAAACGGGACATTTTTCCAGCCACTGTTCCCAGGCTTTGTATGCATCTTCTTTAGTCATGTTCCTTGCTCCTTTGTTGGTTGTGATAGTGTTAGCTATCCTTGAGCCCTGCAACAGGGCTCCAAGTTAACTAGTCTTGTTCACAAGTACAGCAGGCCCCATATGGTGCAGGGTTTACCATTGAACCGATATTCTTGTTCCAAGTGTCTGGATAAGTTTCATTAAAATGAGTTTCGTCTAAATATTCAGCAGTAGCCGAAACTATTCTAATATTTTGATTTACCTTATAAAGATTTATCAAAAAATCACGGTAACCGTGCCAGCAAATAGCATTTCCAACTCTTCGTTTGGAACCGTCTTTGTTAGTTAACCAAGCGCTTAGTCTTTGATATTTGGTTTTGTTCGGGCCCTTCTTTAATTTAATTCTATAACAATTTTTAGATAGTGGATTATAATCCAAGGCTATTTCTAAATTGTTTGCAATAGAATTAATTGAGCTCTCAAAGTTTTCTATTGTCTTTATGTTATATACTTTCATTATTTTTGCTCCTTTAATAATTTAAAAAAGCCTTTATATTGCGTTTTCATATCTTCGCCATAAGCACGCAACCAAGCCTTTTTGATTTGTTTTAGTGTGTAGTGTTTCATTGTCCTTGCTCCTTGTTTAGTTGTTAGTGAGTACTACCGAAATTCAGTCAAAGACCTTGTCACATATTGCTATGTGTATTTCTCGACGTAGTACTCAGTGTTGGCTTACATAACAAGGTTAACCAACATCTCCTACATTATCTTATATCAATGATAATTAAACAATTAAATTTTTTGATTTGCCGTTGTCCGAGGTCAACTGTTTCAAATAAGTAAATGCGACATATTGTCGCAGGTTCACCCACTACATATAGCGTGACAAATATACAACACTACTAAATACCTGTGGGCGGGACCCACCCCAAGAGCCAGGAGCCAAGGACCGTGGTACATATAGCGTTGTATTATTATCACAGCCACTATTACTAGCGTGACATATATGCAACGGTACTAAATACATGTGGGCGGGGCCCACCCCCAATGACATAGAGGTCCCAATGGGTTTACGATTTACTTTTATTCTAAGGAGGGGGGAGGGGGTAAATCAAAATATAGGGATCCTAACATACCCTTTAGTCTAGGATTTACACAGTCATAGCTAATAAATTCATTATGGGTTTGAAAATTACTTTTTTCTTCAGATGGGGGGAGGGGTAAAAAATGTTTAAGGTACCATCAAAGGGGACCCTATAGGTTATAAAATTACATATGGATTTATACCCCCGGGGGTGTTAAACACATTTAAGGTACCATAATTATATTATGCTTAATAAAGATATTTTAAAAAAAATTGATAACATCACTGATCCTGGTGTAAGGAAAGATTGGAAATTAAATCTTTTAACTAAAATTCATAAAGTAAAAAATAGAAAAATACGTTCTGATTTCTTAACATTTGTAAAATATATTTGGCCAGATTTTATTGAAGGTAATCATCATCAAACGATATCAGATAAATTTAATAGATTACAATCTGGTGATTTAAAAAGATTAATTATTAATATGCCACCAAGGCATACTAAATCAGAATTTGCGTCATACTTTTTACCTGCATGGATGATTGGGAATAATCCTAAATTAAAAATTATTCAAGCAACCCATACTGCAGAACTTGCAATTAGATTCGGTCGTAAGGCTAAGAACTTAATTGATTCAGCCGAGTATAGAGAAATATTTGATACAAGATTACAAGAAGATTCAAAAGCTGCTGGACGTTGGGAAACCAATAAAGGTGGTGAATACTTTGCTGTCGGGGTCCAAGGTGCGGTGACCGGTAGGGGTGCTGATTTATTAATCATCGATGATCCACATTCTGAGCAAGATGCTAATTCTACAACGGCATTTGATAAAGCGTATGAATGGTATACATCAGGTCCACGTCAGCGTCTTCAACCTGGTGGACGTATTGTATTAGTCATGACTAGATGGAGTACAAAAGATTTAACAGCACAATTAATCAAGGCCCAAGGAGCAGAGGATAAAGCTGATAAATGGGAAGTCGTAGAGTTTCCAGCAATCCTTCCATCAGGTAAACCAGTATGGCCTGAGTATTGGAAGTTAGAAGATTTACTATCGGTTAAAGCGTCAGCTGGTATTTCAAAATGGAATGCTCAGTATATGCAAAACCCAACCTCAGAAGAAGGGGCTATTATTAAAAGAGAATGGTGGAAAGATTGGGATGAAGATTACGTACCTCCAATTGAACATGTTATTCAATCTTATGATACTGCATTCTTAAAAAAAGAAACTGCGGATTATTCGGCGATCACAACATGGGGAGTATTCTATCCAACACAGGACTCTGGTCCAAATTTAATATTGCTAGATTCAATAAAGAAGCGTGTAGAGTTTCCTGAACTAAGGCGCCTGGCTCACGAACAATATATGTATTGGAAACCTGAGACTGTTTTAGTTGAGGCTAAAGCATCGGGTCTACCACTTACTTATGAGTTAAGACAAATGGGAATACCAGTTGTAAATTACACACCATCAAAAGGTAATGATAAACATGCAAGAGTCAATTCTGTAGCACCTTTATTTGAATCAGGAAAGATATGGGCTCCAAAGAGTAAACAATTTGCACAAGAAGTTATTGAAGAATGCGCTGCTTTTCCACATGGAGATAATGACGATTTAGTAGATTCTACAACACAAGCTCTAATGAGATTTAGACAAGGTGGGTTGATTTCTCATCCAGAAGACTATAAAGATGAAGTTACTCCAAGAGTAAATAGAACATATTATTGATATGATTGAGAAGAAGATTAGTTACGATATAAACATTGAAAAACCTAGTAAAACAAAACCAGTTAAACAAGGTGGAGTTTTTAATTATTTAGGAAAACAAAAAACAGTTAATGCTCCAGTTAAATGGAGATCATCTAAAGATCATCCAATAGCACATCTTTCATATATTACAAAAGACGAAGAAAAAATTTTAATTGATTTAAATTTATATGGTTCATTAAAAGGTAAACCTAATAGAGGTCCATTTGGACTTCCATCATTACAAGGATCTGGAGGAGGATCGGGTGGAGATGGTGGAGGAGACGGTGGATCATCAGGTGGAGATGGATCAAGTGGAGATTCAGGTGATTCTGGAGATTCAGGAGATTCCAGTGGAGACTCAGGAGATGGTGAAGGATCAAGCAGTGGATCCGGCGGTGGCGTTGGTGGAGATGATGGGGCAGCAGCATCTGCAGCAGGAGACGCAGGAGTAGGAACAGGAGATTCAGCAGGAGTTGGAGGATCAGGAGATAGTACATCTGGAGAAGGTGTGGGATCAGGACCAGGTGGAGAAGAAGGAACTGGCGGAGTAAGCGCAGCTAATGCTTCAAGTGTTGGTTCAGGAGTTACCGCTGCTGTAAGTGCAGTTAAAAGTGCAATTGCAAATGCAGTTAATAATCCAGTTGCAACAGCAATAGGAATTGCAATGGGACCAGTTGCAGGTTTAGCCGCAAGAGGAATTAGTAATGCAATAAGCGCAGCTAGTAGAGGAGTAACAGGTCCAAGCGACGATACTCAAGAATCAACTTCAGTTCAGAGTGGTCCATCACAAAGTCCATCTGATGGTGGAGGAATTGGAACTATACAAGAATATGCACCAACATATAATCCTAATACAGGTAATCCAACTATGGATGCATATATGAGAAGATTAAGAGTTAATCTGGGATTACCAGTTTAATGAAAAGATTAACAAAAACTATACCACCTAAATCTGGACCAAACCCACAGGGCTTGAATGTTTCATATAATAAGGTTAAGATAGTTAACTCGGAGAAATTAAATGGCAACTATAGACAAAGCACTACCAAACGAAGTTAGAAATACAATTGAGATAGAAGATCCAGCAGCTGCAGCAGAAGAGATTGTAAATGTTGAAGAGTCTATTCCTAGTCAAGAGAATACTGAAATCACTCCAACCTCAGATGGTGGAGTAGAAATAAATTTTGACCCAGGTGCCTTTAGCCAGGGAGAAAGTGTAAATCACTTTGATAACTTAGCAGAATTATTACCAGAAAATATTTTAGGACAATTAGGTTCAGAACTTTATCAAAACTTTTTAGATTATAAAAATTCAAGACAAGATTGGGAACAAACTTATACTCAAGGTTTAGATTTACTTGGATTTAAATACGATCAAAGAACAGAACCTTTCCAAGGTGCATCAGGTGCAACTCATCCTGTACTTGCAGAAGCAGTTACACAATTTCAAGCATTAGCTTATAAAGAATTATTACCAGCAGATGGACCAGTAAGAACTCAAATTATTGGAAACTCAAATAGAGAAAAAGAAGATCAAGCAACACGAGTTAAAGATTTCATGAATTATCAAATTATGGATGTCATGAGAGAATATGAACCAGAGTTTGATACTATGTTATTTTACTTACCATTATCAGGATCTACATTTAAAAAAATTTACTATGACGATTTATTAGGAAGAGCTGTATCTAAATTTGTTCCAGCAGAAGATTTAGTTGTTCCTTATTCAGCAACATCATTAGATGATGCAGAAGCAATAATGCATACAATTAAAATGTCTGCAAATGAATTAAGAAAACAACAAGTGGGTGGTTTCTATAGAGACATAGACCTATTACCAAGTGATGATTCAACAACAGAAGCAGATGATGTAAAATCAAAAGAAAGAGAAATCGAAGGTGTATCTAAATCAGGTTACGAAGATGTCTTTACAATTATTGAATGTCATGTAAACTTAGATCTCGAGGGCTTTGAAGATCGTGATCCCAACGGGGAAATGACTGGAATTAAACTTCCTTATATCGTGACGATAGAAGAAGGCTCTCGTGAAATTCTATCTATTCGTAGAAATTACGAAATAGCTGATCCTAAAAAAAATAAGATTCAATACTTTGTTCATTTCAAATTCTTACCAGGTTTAGGATTTTATGGCTTTGGATTAATCCATATGATTGGTGGATTATCTAGAACTGCAACTTCTGCTTTAAGACAATTAATCGATGCAGGAACTTTATCTAACTTACCAGCAGGATTTAAAATGCGTGGTATTAGAATTAGAGATGATGCTCAATCTATTCAGCCAGGTGAATGGAGAGATGTAGATGCTCCAGGGGGAAACCTTAGAGATGCATTTATGACTTTACCATACAAAGAACCTTCTCAAACTTTATTACAATTAATGGGTGTAGTTGTTTCTGCTGGTCAAAGATTTGCATCTATTGCTGATATGCAAGTAGGTGATGGTAATCAACAAGCAGCTGTTGGTACAACTGTAGCTTTACTTGAAAGAGGAAGCAGAACAATGTCTGCTATTCATAAAAGATTAT